CTCTCATCATCACAATAGACATACTCAACATCATCTCTGCTGTTGTTATAGTCATAGATACCCCACACCATAATCTTTTTACTCTTATGGTTCTTAACTGTGATGGCTAATACTTCTTCCTCTGCCACATTGGGATCTGGAAAACCATTCTCACTTGCAACCTCAATATCAATGGTGAGAGTTAAAATCTTATCGGGAGTCCAACTAATCAGACCTGGATAATTCTCAGCCAAATAACAATAATGGTACCTCTCCATTCCAAAGATGGTACCAGGTTGATGTTCGTAATTTTTTAAAAACTCCCTCGCCTGTCTCATACTATTCAATTGAATAGGTTTAAGACTATGACCCTCTAATGTCTTGAATTTTGTTTCATCTTGACTACGAGTATATAGGGTAGGTTTATAATTTACTTTACGCTGTACTCTCTTGCCGTTCTCTATCGCTCGGATGAGAAGCGTATCACCTTTTTGAATTACATTTGTATAAAAGTTTTCAGACATATAATAATTATATCACATATCACTCAGAAAGTAAAGTCTTTGTATCAACTTTAACTTCAGGAACAACTAGGCCTGAACCAAATGCTTGTCTATAATTATTCTTTATTTCTTCAGCTGGTTCTGTAATAAAAACAGTCCAGTCTTTAGAAATCTCAATATTCTTATCAGCAGAAAATGGAACCCAAGGCCCGAACCCCATCTGTACCTGGTTGCCTCTACCATCCGACATAGGTACTAACATAGCCGGATTTTCTAGAGTCAAACTATCACCGTTATCATCTATATCAGCTACTACATCTTCTCCTGATTTTGTACGAATCAATTTAATTGCCATTATATATTTACTCCCTCAAAAAGTTTTTTTTGAACCTATATTATATTTTGTTTCCAAAATCCAATCATCTTTATCTTTATACGATAAAACTTTTATTTGTGATAGTGGTGCCCTCGGTTCGCTGGTACCAACTAATGTTAAAAGTCCCCAATCCTCTAATAGTGTTGCTATGGAATTCCTTCGTTCTATATCATTTGTAGTTAAGTTTGTCGGTTTGCCATCTAGGGCAAACAGTTCTTTAAAGTGTACTATAAAATAACGTCCTTGTTTATGTAATATATGACAAGACTGGTATAGTTTCCTTTCTTTTCTACTAGCAACACCAATGCGGGATAAAGTTTCACGGATTTTTAAAAAATCATCTGGTTCAGATAAGGTTACCTCTAACATCAAATCTGGAACCCATGCTATACTTTCCATTTCGCATCTCCATGTTATTATAATTATTTTAGATACATCTGGAGATATTTATTATTCTATGGTTTTTGACTATAAATGTTCCTTTTCTGGAATTGATGTCTTAATCCAATGAGTTTCTAATTGTTGATAAAATAGATTACTAACATAAGATAACGGAACATATTGGCCTATACAGATACTATCCATATCTAAAAGTATTAACTGTTTACTAGCATCTCTCCAAATTAAATTTTCTAAATGTGGATCATTATACCAAAAAAAGTAATCAGCTGGTAAATTTTCTATTGACATTTTATAAAATATCTTCCAAATATCATCCATAGCCATTTTCATTTCTAAAATCACATATTGATTTAGTTCAAATATGCCATTATCTATAGCATATCTTATAGTTACACCATCAACATATCTATATGTATAACCAGTGTCATCATAAGATAAAACCTTGGGAAGAAAATCTAATTCATATTTTTCAAAAACAGGAAGCAATTTCTTATGTAAAGAATACCATTCTGGTTTTTTAAATATTGTACCATCATCATTATATGTAAGTTTTCCACTATACATTTTATCGGCCGCCGTGACTTCTTATTTTACGGATATCTTCCACTTGTTCTTTAGTCAATATCTCTAATGCCACCTTGGCCTTCTCATTAGAATAACCAAAATGTTCCTTAATCAAATCTAAATCTTTTAATTTAGATGCTTTCATCCACTTTGCAAAACGTTTCTTCTTTGGTAACCCATGCAAATAGAAATCATACTGTAACTTATTATCCAACCAATGCAAACAATTCATCTCGTTAGCAAACAATACCGCATCTGCTAAACCAGATAAACATTTATTGACAATGAATGCTGGGTATCGTTTCTCCCAAAACTCATCACCTTCTTCTTCCATCAATGTTTTCTTTTGATGGTTTACAGAATTCAAATAATCTTTTAATTCATACATTATATAAAGTATATCTCAATGTTATTTCTTCACCAACTTTTATATCTCGCAAGGTATATAATGTATACCTATCACCATCAACTGACACCGTTTCTTTAACCTTTATACAATTTGGTTCATCACTATGATTAATAAAACCACCCAACGGTGTTCTTATAACTTCATCATCAACTTCAATATGAGTTAATCCTAAATCAACATCGTTAGCAATATCTTTTATAGCAAACACACCTAAGCCTTGTATGTGTGATTCTTTAATTGTTAAAGAATCTGGTAAAGGTTTATAGTTTTGTGGCATTTATCAACTCCGAATATCTAGCTGTTTCTTCTACCAAATCAAATTCATCAACATCATGTTTATCTAATGCCAACATATTAGTTTTTATTCTCTTAGCTGGATTACCCACCCAAACTTGACCTGGTTCAACACTTATTTTCTTTGTCACAACACAACCCATACCTATCATCGAATACGATCCAATCACCTGGTGTTGGTGTACCTGACACCCACTACCACAATTACTATGTTTCATCACACGGACGTGACCTAACATAATAGCATCACAACTTAATGTCACACCATCCTCTATCACACAATCATGTGCAACGTGTGACCCTCTTAGCATTATAACATTACTACCAATAGAAGTCAATCCTTCTGTGCCAGCATTGATAGTAATATGTTCACGAAACATATTATCATTAACTATTTCTGTTAGACCATCCTTATCCCAATACGTTTTATGTTCTGCTCTTGTACCTACTGAACAGTAAGCTTCAAATCTATTATTACTACCAATATCCAATCTGCCAGTAAGATAACAAAATGGACCAATATAATTATCATGGCCCATTGTAACATCATCACCGACAAAGGAAGTGTCGTGTATAAAATTATTCATTTCCAATTATTTCTAACCCACTCCAAATGTTTTATCTGATGTGGTTTAGGATCTCCGTGAAAATATACTATGCTAGAATCATGTAGCAAAGTTGGATTCTTTTGTATCATATCTTTATAACTAAAGATTGTACCAGGATATCTCCAATCTAATCGTGGACAATCTCCATAATGTTCTCGTAGTGCAACCATCTCTGATGGTTTATCCCAAGGTGGCAATTTATATCTGCTCATAAAATTGTGTTCGTCGGATATCCACATATGCCACCATTCTTCACAAAATTCTTTGTTTGCTATAGTTATAGCATTACAAATTGTTCTTGGAAATCTAGGGTCACTACAACAAGCTATCTTCTCTGGTACAAAAGAAAAAATATCATCTAAGGGACCTGTGATAATAGTATCAAGACCCATAGTAACTCTACGACCTGTACATAAGTCTGGTCGCCAGAGTTCCATTAAACTCATCCAACCATACTGGTCTACTGAACGTTCAAATCTCTCACCTCTAACATTTTCTTTAAATCTATAATTCTGATCCGTTAGGCAGATGAAATCAAAAGATGTATTTAAATTTCTAGCGACACCCCTATAAAGTTTGTCTACCCATTCAGGTGTATAAATTCCTACACTGTGAGGTATACCTGTTTGTTGACCATTGAATAGAGCAGTCACAATAGTTATATTTGTATCGTAACTCTCTCTAGGTTTCCAACCTGTATCAATATCCATATCCACTTGTGTCTTTATATCAAACATATCACCGACCCACCTGTTCTAGATACTTTTCTTTTGTATCATCCCAAGACTTATATATTAGATCATCATAAAATAGTGATGTATTACTAACCCTATCATTTCCAATAAGAGATTTTATTCTCTTACTAGCATATTTATTCTTCCATAGGTCAACCAAATATTCTGTAGATGTATCAAATCGTTTTACCAACTTATCATCAGTTATCTCTTGACGTAAAAACTCAGGAGTATTTTCATAGAGGTGTGAAAAGTAAATACCACGTTGATGTTGTGACTCTGTATTCTTTATCTTTAGTTGTGAATAAACAAAGCCCAACATTCTAAACTTATGGTCTCTCTTATACTTCTGTCCTTTATCGTTCAGTGCAAACCATAACTCCCAATATCTAACTGGATCCTTTTTGTGAACCCAATCTCTAATTTTATAAAGAGTTGGCCTAGTAGGTTCAAACACCACCTTACCAGTAGTCTTGCCCCTTTTATTCCAATGCCTTAGATTATTATACTGTGAGAAAGACCCATACAAGGATGTTGTAGTAACACCTACTAGAGTTTGACCATATCTCTCCTTCCATGTGTTCTGAACCTCATCAGACAAACACAATAGAGCAAGTAGTTTACCGCCCACATAGTTATACCCTAAGGGTTGGGTTGGTAATATACTAGAGCCAATTGCGGTGTGCAATAACATTCCACCATTACGCTGTTCTCTCGTCCA